AAAGTCAGTAGGTTTTGCTCAAGTAAATAAATTAAATTTACCTGATTTAAAAACTAGTGATGCTACAACTACTACACCTAAAACAGAAGAAAAAAAAACTGATGTAGCAGATCCATTTAAAAAATTAGCTGCACAAAATACTGGTGGTGGAGAAGGTGGTGGTCAAGATTATAGTGGTGTTATGCTTAAGACTCCAGAAGTAAAAGAAGCTACAGTTAGAAGTGCTGGCGAAATGACAAACACTACTTATAATGCTATGAGTGATGCAGAAAAAAATGCAATTGCAACAGGTACTGCAACAGTAGATAGACAAGTAGAAACAGGTGCACCTGGAGATAATCAATTTGAAACAGTAAAAGAACCTATGACTTTTACAGGTGCTACAGGTACAGAAACATATAAAACACCAAGAACTATTTCTGATCAAAATAAATATTTAGGTAGAACTTTTACAGAAAGAACTACAGGCTTACAGAAAGTAACATCAAAAGCTAAAGCAGCTACAACCAAAGTAGCTAATGCAATTAAAATGGCAGCAAGTGCTATACTACCAGGAGCAGGTTTAATTGTTTCAGGTCTACAAGCAATAGCCCCAAAAGAAACAAATATACAAAAAATGAATAAAGGATATTTTAATACTAATGAAGGTAGTCAAAGAATATCTGGTAACCCTGCAACAGATTTATATGCAGGTATGAATAGGAATTCTGCTTTTGGTAATTTAGAAACAGCTGGTGCTAAGAGAATTGCACGTAGAGAAAAAACAGCAGCTACTAAAAATGTATCTGATAAATTTAAAGCAGATACAGAAAGAATGAAAGAACAACAAAAAGATTATAAAGCACAAAAAACAGCAACACAGAAAGCTACTCAAGGTCCTGCAGGTGGAGCAACTACAGGTGGAGGTGGAGGTGGATCAGATAGTGGAAGAGTTATATGCACAGATCTACACAGAACAGGAGAATTATCTACTAAAGATTGGGTAAGAGATACAAAATTTACATTTAAAACATTATCTAAAACACACGTTAAAGGTTATTTACTATGGGCAGAACCAACTGTAAAACATATGCAGAAGTATCCTAGATATAGAAAGATATGGAAACATATTGCACAACACAGAGCAAATGATATTGCATGGAGATTAAACGAAGGTAAGTTTGATTTACTAGGTAGAATATATGCAGGTATAGGTGAACCCGTATGTTGGGCATTAGGTAACTTTGTAAGTGATAAACAAATTAGTAAATATAATTTAACACATTGGAGAAGAGCATAATGGCAATAGGACCAAAAGGTGAAGTAACAACAACAGGTTTAATGAATAGTGGTATAAAAACACCAGATGCACCTGATATGTCTAACTTAAAACCACCAGCTCAACCACAAGAACAAAAAGCACCCCCAGCAGCTATGGCACAAAGACCAGAACCTAAAGATCCTGCTGTTATAGAAAAATTAAATGCTTTATCTGAAGAGGAAAAAATACAATTAGATATGGTATTATCTCCAAGTTTAGCAAATATATTAAAAAAGATTTCACCTGATGCTAGTCCAGTAATAGATCAATTTACAAGTCAAGAAGAGAATGTTGTATTACCAGTATCAGTAGTAAAGAATTATGCCGTTAAGAAATACCCAAGTTCTAGCGAGCAAGAATCCGTACAAGGATTCGTTACAGAATTATCTGAGTCACAATCAGATAATACAAATGTGCCACCTGAAAATATGTCAGAGGCTAACCCAAATGGTATGATGGTCCAAGACCCTAATGCCGATTCAGAAATTGCTCCAGAGACTGCAGCAATAGATGAAGGTCAGTCAGAACTAGCATAAATTCAGCCCACAAATTATGGAAGTGAGCTACCCTTATCCATAAGGCACTCAACCTAAGAGGAAAAATAATGGAAGAAGAAAAAAAATTAACGGAAGAAGCTAAGGCTCCTGAAGTTAAAAAAGATGATAAACTATTTAAGAAGCCTGAAGGCAAAGCTATGTATCAAAAGCAACGAGAAGACGCTGATGATGCAGAAGTTGAAGCATTCGCAAAAGGTGAATTAGGTAAATATCATTTAGAGAAAGCAGAAACAGCAACCGTTCAAGAGGACACAGAAACATCTGAAGAAATTGCAAGCTCCGATGGCGAAGCTACTCCTTCAACTGAACGCCCTGAAAATGCAGAAGACCGTGTTTTTAAAAAACGTTATGACGATTTGAAGAAACACTACGATTCTACTTTATCAAAGCACAAAGATGAGGTTAGAACTTTAAGAACGCAATTGGAAACATCTACTAAAGAGTTTGTTCCACCTAAGTCTAAAGATGAACTTGAGGCTTGGAGAAAAGAGTATCCTGATGTTTATGATATGGTTGAAACCATAGCTATGACAAAAGCTGATACTAGAGCAAAAGAGATTGAGGATAAATACCAAAATCTACAAGCTCAACAGGAACAGATAAGCAAAGAAAAAGCTGAAGTAGAATTGTTAAAGATGCATCCTGACTTTAGTGAGATTCGTCAAAAAGACGAGTTTCATCAATGGGCTAGTAAACAAGATCCAGTTATTCAAAGTTGGTTGTATGAAAATACATCTAACGCACAATTAGCTGGAAGAGCAATTGACCTTTATAAAATGGACAATGGTACTAGCAAATTAACTAAAAAACAGGAAACATCTATTAAGAAGGAAGCAGCTAAAGCTGTTACTAAAACTACTAAAGCAACAGAGACAGAGATTCCTACAAAGAAAATCTGGTCTAACTCTGAAATTGCTAAGATGAACCCAAGAACGTTTGCTAAGTTTGAAGCCGAAATTGATGAAGCTATTAGAGAGGGTAGAGTCCAACCTTAATAATAACAACTATAAACAATAGGCAATCATTATGGCAACAATGGGAAAAGCAGCTGGCTACCAGAATTTACCTACGGGTAATTGGGCACCAGCAATTTATAGTCAGAAGGTTCAAAAGTTTTTCAGACGTGCATCAGTTGTAGAAGATATTACTAACACTGATTACGCTGGAGAAATTGAAAATTTTGGCGACACAGTAAACATAATCAAAGAGCCTTCAATTACAGTGAATGACTACGCTAGAGGTCAAACAGTAAACACAGAAACACTTGCAGACGATCAAATTCAATTGACAGTCGACCAAGGTTCGTACTTTGCGTTTAAAGTAGATGACATCGAAGAAAGACAATCACATGTAAACTTTGAAGCTCTTGCAACTTCTTCAGGTGCTTATGCACTTAAAAAGAACTACGACTACAATGTATTAAGTGCGATTTACTCAAGTGCGAGTACTTCAGCAGCTAATACAGGAACAGACGGTTCACCTATCGATGGTGATGCAGCAGCTGACACATTAACAGATATTATGTCAGCAGCTAAAACAGTTCTTGATGGTCAAGATGTACCAGAAGAAAATAGATGGTTCGTTGCACCACCAGCTTTCTATCAACAACTTAGAAAAGCAGGTGCTAAGATCGTTGATCAATCTGTTATGGCAGATGGATCGGCTTCAGCTATGAGAAATGGTATGATTACAGATAGACCTTTATTTGGGTTTAGAATGTATACTACTAATGCTATAGCTGTATCAAGCGGATCAGCAGCAAGTAAAACTTTTGGATCAGCAGGTTCTAATGAATATGCTTTCCTTTATGGACATCAAGGTGCAGTAGCAACTGCAAACCATATTGCGAAAACAGAACTTATCAGAGACCCTGATTCATTTTCAGACATCGTAAGAGGTCTGCACGTTTTTGGAAGAAAAGTTCTAAGAACTGAAGCAGTATACTCTGGTGTTATAACAATAGGTTAATTAGAGGGAGATAAATAGATATGGCAACTTACGACAAAACAGGAGTAGGTGGTACTACAGGACATCCGTCTAATGGTAGAACACCTTACTTAGTAGAAAACACAATCGACATATCAGCAATTAATAGTGCAGCAGGAACAGCAATAGGAGATGTAGTTCAAGCTCTTGACATCCCTGCAGAAACATTAATTATGGAAGCAGGAATCGAAGTACTTACTGCGTTATCAAGTTCAGTTACTATGGACTTAGGTATAACAGGGGGTGTTGTTGATACTTATGCGGATGGTGATACAAACGCAACAGGTTATTCAGCACTTTCAACAGATGCTAGAGTTATATCAGCATCAGCTGATACTCTAGATGTACTTACATTAGTAGCAGCTTCAAGTGCGGGTAAAATCCGTGTTTGGGCAGTACTATGTGATGTATCAGGTATCGATGAAACTGATCATAACTAATAGATAGATAACTTTAAGGGGGGTAGTAATATCCCCCTTAGATAACACCCCTTATAACATTTAGGAAACTTATGGCTACATATAATTTAATAAACAAAACTAGTGCAAGCACAGGTCAAAAGATTATTGCATTAGGTAATAATAATGATGTAAGGTTAAAGAATTTAGAAAATAAAGTTGCAGAACAATCTGATAAATTAGATCAGATTACTGCACTACTCAATGAAATATCAAAAAAGACATCAGCTTCTTGAGATAATTTCTGAGTACAAATCTGATAATACTGCACTAAAAAAGCAGATTGATGATTTAAAAAAGCAATTAGATGATGCAGAATCTCGTATTAAAAGATTATTAATTAGATGCGAACAGTTTGCAGAAGATAACAATATAACAGAGGAGTAGATATGGCATCAGAAGTATTTGATATGCGAAAATATAATAAATTTAAAAGAGCCTATGAATCAGGAACTAATATGAAAAAAGCATTAGGATCTAACACACCAATTAAAGAAATAAATTTATTTATGAAATTATATAATAAACAAAAAAAGAAGTAATAAATGTCTACAACTTATTTAGTATTAACAAATAGAATCTTAAGAGAATTAAATGAAGTTGAAATGACTTCAACTACATTCTCTAGTAGCCGTGGTATTCAAACGGCTGTTAAAGATTTTGTTA